CCGAACCCCGGAGGACAACGATCGCTTCCGCCGAGCCATGATCCCGGTCGATGAAGCCTTCTGGGCATCCGAGCAGCGATGGGGCGTCGGCCGCCTCGAACGCCTCGTCTTCCCGGCCACGCTGGCGGCGTATCAGCGCGGCTGGTCGGCGTATCGCCTCGCCCTCGAGGAAGGCGACGCATCGGCACTCGAAGCCATCGGCCCGAAAATGATCCAGGCGTTGGCGGTGATGGACACCGAGGCGACCCAGGCAGGCCACAAGCCGCTCGACGTATCGACCTGGGAAACAGCCCTGCCCGATGGGCGCGTCCTGGTGGTCGTCAGGACGGGGGCGGAAGCGTCGGCGGTGATACGCGCCGAGAAAGCCGCGAAGGCCGTCAGCGCCGCTCCCAGGCTCGGCATGACGGTGGTTTCCGATCCCGTCGCACCCGAGTCACCATCGACTGAATCGACCCTGCCCGTGGATATCGTCGCGACCATTCGCCACCAACACGAGGGCCGCGCTCTCACCGTCCTGACCATGGCCGAGGTCGCCCGTCTGCTGCTGATGGCGGAGGGTAAGGTCAGCGGCGTCGAGTGGGAGGGCGCGGCGGCGCGCAGCGGACGGCAGGCAGACGAAATGGCCGCCCACGATCTCAGCCGCCAAGGCTACCCAATGTCAGAGCCACTGACCGTCGCCCAACCGTCCGCCGTCGTCCTGCCGTTCTGAACCAACCACGAAAGGAGCCCGCGCCATGAACCCCGTCACGCTGCTGCTGATCGTCCTGGTCGTCCTCGTCATCGCGGGACTGCCGTCATGGCCCTACGCGCGGGCCTGGAACTACGGCTACGCGCCGTCCGGCGTGCTCGGCCTCGTGCTGGTGGTTATCCTCATCCTGATGCTCCTGGGACGCCTGTGAGGACCATCCCGTGCGGCGTTTGCGAGCGCCCCATCACCGCGCCACCCAACGTCGAGGTCGCGCTATGCCGCGACTGCGCCCAACACCCCGTGCTGGTCGCCGCGTTCCGCGAAGGCCGGGCGCGGGTGTTCGATCGCGAAGTGGAGGCGCACCACGCGACCGTGACAGTGGCGTGAGCCGCTACCCTCCAACCCGCGGCGGTGGATCGTCACGCATGGCCCGCGCCATTCGTTCGGCCCACGCCAACACCGCCGGCGGACAGATGCCCCGCCCATCGCACCAGGACGCCACCACCTGCCGCGACCGGCCCACGGCGGCGCCCAGGACGCCCCTGTCCCAACGCAGCGCCGCGAGGGCAGCCGTCAGCCGCTCGGGCGCGTCATGCCTGTCAGCGGCCCCTGGAGGGCGTCCACGCGGGCGGCGAACCTCGGTCTGGTGGGTGACAGCCTCCGGCGCGTCCAGGCCGCTCACGGGGCTTCCCCCGCCTGGGATTCGAGCGCCTCGAGCCGCGCCTCGAAGCGGGACTCAAAATTGCCCATGCGGCCCATCAGCTCGGCCTTGAGCATCAAGACGAGATCCTCCTTGACCTCGTGGATGTCCCGTTTGATCTCCCGCATGTCGCGGCGAACCTCCTGAATGGACCGATCATGCCGTTGGCCTTGCTCCACCAACAGCAGCAGCAACGTCCGCTGATCAGCGAGGCCGCGGCGTATGTCTTGCAAAATACGTGGCACCATGTTTTCGGGTAATTCGCTCATGTTCGTGTCTCCTGCTGAAATGGGGAGCGAGGCCCGGAGGCCCCGCGTGTGGGTCAGGCGGCGTTGTAAACAAACCGCAGCCGCTCAATCGCCTCGCGGCGGGTGGCGGTGAACTCGTATTTCGGCGCGCCGTTCTCGGTCAGGCCGTGCATCGTGATTTTCCAGTCGCTGTCGCCGCGAGAGCGGAAGCCGTTCTTCTTGACGCTGGCAAGCGTGATGCGGGCACCATTGGTGAGGATCTCAACTACGTCGTTCTTAATGATCTGGCGGGTGGTCATGTCTCTGTGTCCCTGCGTTTCGATGATTTGTTTTAGACGCACCGGAACAGGGATGCAAGAGTTATTTTAGGCGATGCGGATTATTTTAATTGGCGCTCGAAACTGCTCGAAACAGTTTTGAGCAATGAGCAGCCCATACAAACCCGCAGGTTGTCCGCAAACGACCGTTTGATCAGGTGGCCGCGCTCGACTTTCGGGGTTTCCAGCGCGGATAACCGGGTTTCACCAGGTTAAATGGGTTATCCTCGCACCCTCCGCGCGTTTAACAGGCCCAAATTACCCTAACGGCGATTTAGCGTAACACCCCGCGCATTGGGTCCGATCCACTCCGTGGAGCATCGCGTGGAGCGACAGGACAACCGTGGAGCATTGCGTGGAGCGGTAGAGCGTGGTAGCGGGGAAAGGGAACGCACTGTATCAGGAATGAGATGCCAGCCGGGCGGCCAAGTATCTACACGCCGGAACTCGCGCAACTGTTGTGCGACAGGATAGGCTCGGGCGAACTCGCCGTCGAAATAGTAAAAGAACCGGGAATGCCATCGTTCGGGACTATTCACCGATGGCAGGGAGAGCGGCCGGAATTTCGGGAGTTGTATGTGCGCGCGCGTGAAATGCAAGCGCAGGCTTGCGCCGAACGAGCGGTGATTTCAGGGCGTAAAGCAACAGCCGAGGACGCCGCCGCCGCCCGCGTTCGTTTCGACGCTGACCGTTGGTTGGCCGCGCGTCTCGATCCAAAGAACTACGGCGACCGCGTTGATCATAACATAGCTGGCGACCTCAACATCCACCGCGTGCTGTCCGAGGCGCCGCTGACCATCGAGGAATGGACGGAAGCGAACGTCATCGAGCAACCCGAGTGAACCGCGTCGAGGTCATCGGCGACGCCACGCTGTATCTGGGCGATTGCCGCGACGTGCTGCCTATGCTCGGCCGTGTTGATGCCGTGGTGACAGACCCGCCTTACCCGAACAATGCCGGGCATTTCGTGGAGAACATTCCGGCCGCTCATTGGTGCTTTGCTAATATTGAATCGTCGCACTGGCTTGTCTTTTGGACCGAAATGGAAAGACCTCCCGTTCGCGCCCCGCACGTTGCGACGCATATTTGGCATCGGTCAAACACAAACCGCCCGGACAACTACGAGCCGATATTTGAATATCACACGGACGGTAAAAAACGCGCGAGCCGTGTCATGTCCCATTATGTTGTCTTCCCTGGTCTCACCGGGATTGAGGCGTCGGGGCACCCTACAGAGAAGAATGTGAATCTGATCGCGGAACTCGTGACGCGCACTCGTGGCATCATCCTCGACCCCTTCATGGGCAGTGGAACAACCGGCGTCGCCTGCATGAACCTCAACCGCAAGTTCATCGGCATAGAAATCGAGCCGAAATACTTCGACATCGCTTGCCGCCGCATCGAACAGGCGCAGCGGCAACGCGACCTGTTCATTCACGCTCCCGTCCCCATCGATCCTGCCGAACAACGCTGTCTGGAGTTCTTCAGGGAGTCAGCGTTATGCCCCTAGACAGCACGACCGCTCCAGCTCGCGTCGTCTGGGCGCCGCAACCCGGCCAGCAACACAAGCTCGTTACCTGCCCATACATGGAAATCCTGTTCGGTGGCGCGCGTGGTGGCGGCAAGACCGATGGCGTGCTCGGTAAGTGGGCGGTGAAAGCGCAACGCTACGGCGTCGGCTTCAATGGTGTTTTCTTTAGGCATGAAATGCCGCAGGCGGACGATCTGATCGAGCGCGCCAAGGAAATATACATCCCGCTCGGCGCCGAGTGGCGTGAACAGCCGCGCCAGTTTCGTATGCCCGGCGGCGGTCGCGTGCGCTTTCGTCCGCTTGAGAACGTCGTTGACGCATCGAAATACCAGGGCCAAAACCTTTGCGTGGCGGTCGGGACGCGCATCGTCATGGCGGATGGCTCGCGCCGTTCGATCGAGGCCATAGCGCCCGGCGATATGGTTATGACGCTGGAAGGGCCGCGTGTGGTTCGCGCGACGACCCAGCCTTATCTGGCGCCTTGCGTTTCGGCCCAGGTTTTTGACTCCAATGGCGAGTTGACTGGCGAGCAGGTGCATCCGATTTGGCATCCTGTTTTGACCACCGCCGGAATATTGCCCGAAGACGCTGAGGCGGAAGATCAAGTCCTTCCGGGTTATTCATCCAGCGCTGAACGGATTTCCTCACGCAATCTTCCGACACGCCATACTTCGCCGCCACATCGGACTGCGGACGCCGCTCATGGCGCAGCATTTGGAGCACCTCGACGCAATGAGCGTCTAACGTTCCCGGCTTGGTTCGCTTGTTCAGAAGATGGCCGAAATGATTGTAAAGGGTCATCGGATGAACATGGAGAAGCGCGGCGGCCTGTAACGTGGTCCGTCCCCGTAGTGCTTCACGCACCGACTGTTCGGTCATCTCGGATACAACCGCGATCGTCCCGCGCCGCTGCCATTTTATCCCGTGTTCTTTGCATATCTTCGCTACGGAGTTCGGCGCCATCCCCAGCGATGCGAACGATATCGAACGGTCTGCGGCGGCTTTCCGAACGCGCTCGATCAACGCTGGATCGGCTCGGCGCATTCGCGCGTGTTCCGCTGTATGATCACCCACACTTTCAAACAATTCCAGGTTTTCAATCCGGTTATCGGTTCGATCGCTGTTACGGTGATGTACCACTTCGAGTTTTCGGAGAAACCGGCCGATGTGGCACTCCATCACGATTCTGTGCTGTTGGATTGTCCCGAAATGCGCGCTTGGATGCGTTGGGCACCACTCAAACACGTAACTGTTACGAAGAACTGTCGTGGGTGCATCCTTATACCGGCGAGGCGCGGCGTCTGGTGGAGGAAGTGTCTTATGGAATGATGGAATGTCGTGTAGTTGGCGACGCATGGGTAACGGACCTCTGTATTGATCAGGCAAATCATTACATATCAGATACCGGCCTCGTAAACAAGAACACCGATTGCGCCGTCGAGGAGGCGGGCAACTTCGCTGACCCGAAGCCGATCGACATGCTGTTCGGCGCGCTGCGTTCAAAGGGCGGCGTTCCGGTGCAACTCATCCTCACCGCCAACCCAGGCGGCGTCGGTCAGCAATGGATCAAGAACCGTTACATCGATCCGGCGCCGCGTGGCATGACGCCGCTGGTTCGCAAACTGCCGAACGGCGCGGAACATCGTTACATCTACATACCGTCGCGCATTCAGGACAACCGCATCCTGCTCGCGAACGATCCGACCTACATCAACCGGCTGCATCTCGTCGGTTCGCCGGAACTGGTGCGCGCGTGGCTCGAAGGTGACTGGAACGTCATCGCCGGCGCGTTCTTTCCCGAGTTTTCCGCTGTTCGTCACATCATGGCGCCGCGCACGTTGCCAGAGCACTGGGCGCGTTTTCGTTCGTTCGACTGGGGCAGCGCGCGACCGTTCGCCTGCCACTGGTGGGCGGTATCGGATGGCTCAATCCCGGACATCGCGCGTGGCTGCCTCGTCTGTTACCGCGAATGGTATGGCATGAAGCCGAACGAGCCGAACGTGGGGCTGCGGATGACAGCGGAACAGGTGGCCGAGGGCATCCGCGACCGCGAGCGTGACGATCCAAAGCCCGCCAGCGGCATGATGGTGGGCGTCGCCGATCCCGCGATCTTCGCCGAGGATGGCGGCCCGTCGATCGCGGCGCGCATGACGCAGGCGGCCCGTGTGGTGTTTCGCCCCGCCGACAACAAGCGCGTGCCACAACGTGGCGCGATGGGCGGTTGGGACCAGTTGCGTTCGCGCCTGGTTGGCGACGCGGACGGCAAGCCTATGGTGGTGTTCTTTTCGACCGCCATCCACGCCATTCGCACGCTACCGACGCAGCAGCACGACAAGAACCGCGCCGAGGACATCGATACGGATGGCGAGGATCACGCGGTCGATTCCATCCGCTATGCGCTGATGAGCAGGCCCTACATCCGCGACGCCGAACGACAGAAGCCGCGCGACAGTTGGGACGCGGCGTTCAACCGGGACGCGGAAGAGTTGCGCGATTGGAGGGTGACGTAATGACCGACTACCGCACACTCAGCGGCGCGGAGTTCCAACGCACCGTGCGCGACGATCCGGACAAGTGGGCCGACGCGGCGATGATCGCGGCCGAGGACCTTGGCTACAAGATCGATCACGACTGGCTACGATCGTTGCTCGCCGACGCCATGGAGGCCGCGCGTAAGGGGTCGATCCGTGGGGTGATCGAGGGAGAGGGTGAATAATGGACCAACCGTTCGCGTTGTTCGTTGGCGATGATTTCTATCCGGCGGGCGGCTGGCGGGATTTCGTCGGCTTCTTCAAAACGGCGGAAGAGGCAACCGTCGCCGCCGTCGAACCGGAAGATGATTGCGTGAGTGGCTGGTGGTTCAACGTGGCTGACCTGCGAACCGGGCAGATCGTCGCGAGCGAGTCAGGATTGCCGACGCGGTGGCGGGCAACCGGTGATCCGGACGACCCGAACATCCTCACGGGCGACGAAGAGAGTTTGGACAATCTCGGGATGCCGCGGAAGCTGAAAGGGATCAGTGCATGACCACGACCCGCCGCCTGCTAATCCTCGCCGCCCTGTTGTTGCCCTCGGTAGCGCACGCGCAGGCCCTCACCTACGCCGACCGCAGCGGCACGATCACCGCCGGCGGCACCGCCCAGGTCGTCCTACCGGCGTGGAACGGCCGACATGGCTGCATGATTCAGAATCAATCCGCTGGCAGCCTCTGGGTGTCCGAGACGGCCACGGCGGTCGCCGGGCCGCCGTCGATCCTGATCCCGGCCGGTCAGCAGTTTCTCTGCATGAGCCCGGCGTCCGGCCAGGCGTATTCGATCATCGGCGCGACCACGGCGCAGGCGTTCGCGGCGCGCGAGTGGTGATCGGCAGGCGCTCATTGCTGTTGGCCGGCGCCGCGTTTCCCGCGGCGGCGTATGGGCAGTGCGTGACGGACGCGCCGGAGGCCGCGAGCACGAACCTGCTGCTTCAGAGCGGCAATCTCGCCGCCGCCCCGTGGGCGTTATTGAATTTTACCGTCGCCGCGCCTGTCGTGACCGGCAATAACGCTACATCTCCTGACGGAACGACGACCGCCGCGCGCATCGTTTATCCGGCGGTATCGGTGGCTGCTACCGGTAGTGTTATTTATCAGTCATTCACCCCGACCGCCGCGCCATATACGATCAGTCTGTATTTGAAAGGCAATACCGGCGGCGAACAACTCTATCTCGCGGTGCAGGATGGTGCTTCAACCTGGTACAGAGTGCGCGCCACGCTGACAACGCAATGGCAACGGGTTACGGCGACCACGCCAAACCTCACAGCCGCTCTATGGTATCTTGAGATAGGAACGGACTTGCGTGATGGGGGACAGACCAGCACGGCTGGCGGAACGATTTACGCATGGGGCGCTCAGGTCGAGCCAGGCGCGTTCGCGACATCCTACATTCCAACGACATCCGCCACCGTCACGCGACCGCTGGGTGTGTCCATCATGTCTCCAACACAGAAATGCGGACGGTGACGATATGACCGGATTCCCGTGGGCGCAAGGCGACGCGCTGCTCGCCGATGATCTGAACGCCGCGATAGCGAACGCCGGTTCGGGTGGCGGCGCGTTCTTGCCATTGGCCGGCGGCACGATCTCGCCGGGACCGTTGAACATTGACTCTTATTCCGGCCTGCAAACCAAAGGCGACACGATCCTGCGGACGGGTCAGGTCACGACCCAGCTTTCCCTACGTCTTGGTTCTCTGTTTCTTGGCGTTGACGCGGGAGCGAATTATCCACTCAGCACCGACACGCTATTCGGGAGCGTGGGCATCGGTCCCGGTGCGCTGCAATCACTTACCGCGTTGAACGCTGAAGACGTGGCGGTTGGCGCCTGGGCCGCTCAGTTCGTTAAGACGGCGAGTGGCGTAACCGCCGTGGGAATGCACGCCAACGGGCATGACGATCACAACGGCAACACGGCGATTGGCAACGACGCGATCCGTGACGCTATCACGGGCGGCAACGTCACGGCGGTAGGCGGGGGTGCGGTTGGGAGCGGCAATCCGATCAATTCAGTCGGCATTGGCGTTCAGACGTTGCGTGGCAATTCGTCGGCGTTTTTGTTGAGCGGCACGATCACGGCGGGGGACACGATCACCATCAACGCCACGAGCGCGGTCCCTGGCCTGGTTAACATACCGTTCTCAACAGTCGTCACGATTATCGGTGGTGACACGCTGGCGACGGTAGCGAACCGTATCCAGACGGCGATCAATAACGCGAACATTTCCGGCCCGGGCAATCTGATGCAAGCGTTCGTCGCGACCCAGCCGAATGGCAATCCCGTTGTGTGGTTGGTGTATCCCGGCAACACGACACTCGGCTGGGCCATTACGTGGACGATGACGCCGAGTGGTGGCGCAACCATCGCCGTCGCGGTTAAGACCGGATCAAAACCATCGGCAACGGTAGCGGTCGGAATGCAAGCGCTTCTCGGCGCCGCCATGACGGACGTTTCAGACACGGTCGCGGTTGGCCAACAGACAGGGGCGAATGTGCAGACCGCCTCCGCGACAACGCTGATCGGAGCGGCGTGCGGGGCCAGCCTCACGACCGCCACTGGCGTTACAATGCTAGGTGCCAGAACGGGGATCGTCGCGGATACCGTGACCAATTCGACGATCATTGGCTTTAATACCGCGTCAAACACCTTCAAGAACGGCACCAATGTCTTGTTGATAGGCAGCGGCGGCGGCGTGGTGGACACTCCCGCCCCAGGCACGAGTAACTATTTCAATATCGAAAATATCTTCACATGTCAGGCCACGAACATCGGTGTTGACTCATTGGCCGCGATGGCCGGGCATCTTAAAATCGGCAATTCAGTGTGGGTCGGGGCGAATACCGGCCTGACCGCGACCGGTACGACACAGGCGAACGCGCTGGCTCTCACCGGACAAATCGCGCGCATCACGAACGCGGCGGCGGGAACTGGTGTGGTGCTACCGATTGGCAACTCTGGTGTTATTTACACGCTGTTCAATGACGGCGCGAATGCCGTCAAAGTTTACGGCAACGCGGCTGGTGGCGCCACGGTCGATGGCGTGGCGAACGCGACCGGCGTTACATTGGGCGCGGGCAAGCGGTGCCAGTATATCACCGTGGCGAATAACGTCTGGGTGTCCGCGCAACTCGGCGCGGTCAGCGCATGAACCCCACCGATAAAATCCCCGTCGTGCTCGAGGCCCAGTCCTGGGAGCAGATCATGCGCGTGCTGGCCGACGCGCCGTTCAGGGTGGTCGCGCCGCTCATCGCCGAGATACAGCGGCAGTGTGCACAGCGGGAAGCAGAGGCATCACCGCCATGAGCCAGTCCCTCTACCCCGATCCGCCGATGGACCCCGAGGCCGCGGAGGCGTCGCGGCCGAAGGGCGGTCCCGGCATCGCGAACGATCGTTACCCGCGTGACCTCGACGACCTGCACGCGCGCATGGTCCAGTGGTTCGAGGACAGCGAAAGGGCCACCGACGACGGCCGCAAATGGTCGCAGCGCGACCGCGACTACAAAGATGGCTATCAGTGGTCATCCGTTGAAAAGGAAGCATTGAAGGCGCGCGGCCAGCCGGAGGTCACGATCAACTACGTGAGCCGCAAAGTGGAATTGATGTGCGGTCTTGAGAGGAAATCGCGGACCGACCCCAAGGCATTCGCCCGCAATCCGGTTGACGAGGACAAGGCGGACGCGGCCACGCAGGCGTTGCGTTACATGAGCGACGACAACAACCTCCCGCTGATCCGCTCCGACGTTTACGAGAATCTGATGGTCGAGGGCGTCGGCGGCGCCGAGATCGTGCTCGTGGATGATGGCAAGGGCGGCGCGGATATCACGTTCGAGCAAGTGCCGTTCGATCGGCTGTGGTGGGACCCGCATTCGCGCCGACTGGACTTTAGCGACGCCCGTCATCGCGGCATCATCGTCTGGATGGACCGCGATCAGGCCGTCGAAACATGGCCTGATGTCGAGGATCTGATCAGCGACACGTTCCAGACGCAGACCGGATCATACACCGACCGCCCGCACGAGATCGTCTGGTGCGACAGCAAGCGCGAGCGCATCCGCGTCGTGCAATGTCACTGGCAAGAGCAAAACGAGTGGTGGGTGGCGACCTATACCCGCGTCGGCTTCCTGGCAGAGCCCACGAAGTCGCCGTTTCTCGACGCCCGCGGCAAATCAGCCTGCGGCCTCCGTATGACCAGCGCGCACATTGACCGCGAGAACAATCGTTATGGCATGGTTCGCGATCTGATCAGTATGCAAGATGAGGTCAACAAACGTCGCAGTAAGGCATTGCACCTGTTGTCTGTTGCTCAGGTGGTGACGGAAGACGGAGCGGTCGCGGACATAGACAAGGCACGGCGCGAAGTGGCGCGGCCCGACGGCGTGATCGTTGTCAATCCAGGCATGAAATTCGAGATCGACCGGGGCAACGACCTGGCTGTCGGCCAGTTTCAGTTACTCCAGCACGCGACGGCCGAGATGCAGGCCAGCGGGCCGAACGCCTCGATGTCCGGCACCGATCCGCGCGAACTGTCGGGGCGGGCGATCCTCGCGCAGCAGGCGGGCGGCGCCGCCGCGCACGAGCCGATCGCGGACACGCTCAGAATGTGGAACCGCGATTTGTTGTCGATAGCATGGATGGCGGCGCGTCAGTTTTGGACAGCGGGCCGGTGGGTGCGCGTAACGGACGACCTCAACTCGACGCGCTGGGTGGGGATCAATCAGCCCGTCAGGCTCATGGATGAACTGGCGGCGCTGCCGGACGACCAACGCGCCCAGGCGATGCAACAGATGCGGATCGTGCCGGGTGATCCACGGCTGCAAGAGGTGATTCGTATCGAGAACGACATCACCGATATGGACGTTGATATTACGATTGAGGAAGGGATCGACGTGCCATCCATCCAGGCCGAGCAGTTCCAGAACCTGTTGCAACTGGCGGGCACGCAGCCGGGTTTGATCCCGCCGGAGATGCTGATCGCGGCGAGCAATTTCCGCAACAAGGAAGACCTGCTGAAGATGTTGAAAGACCGCCAGGAGGCGCAGGCGCAGACGCAGCAGAAAGCGCAGAATATGGCCGAGGACAAGGCCGAGGCCGACACCGCGGCGACGCGGGCCAAGGCGGCGGCGGACTTCGCGTTGGCCAAGGAGCGGCAGCACGCGACCGTGCATCACGTCGCCGAGACGCACGGGATGTTCGCCGAGATGAACGCGCCGCCCGACCCGCCGTCCGATCCCGGAACCGTGGTGCCGCCGGAGGTTCAGGCCGCGCTGAACGACGCCGATATCAGGGGCAGGCACGCCAAGGCAGCGGCGGACGAGGCGCGGGCAAATGATCTACGGCACAGCGCCGTCGAGCGCATCAATAACGTGATGGTGGCGCGCCAGAACGCGCTCGCACCGCCAGAACAGCTGGGGACAGCATGAGCAAGCCAAAGGTGGATGCCGTGATCGCGGCGATGGAAGTGTTGCTGACAAAGCGGCAGATGGCTGTTGTGAACAACCGAACGAGGGGCGGTTCGAGCAAGCTAGAAATCATACGCGAGTTTCTGAATGTAGGCATCCAGACCTACGAAGCCGAAGGGGTTTTCTTTCGCCAAAAGGTGAACGCCACATTTGAACAGTCCAACAAACTACAGCGTCACATCGGCGACACTATCATCATGCCGGGAGGCGCATGATGTCTGAAACACCCTCACAACTCGACGCATTCCTAAGCAGCGGCGCCCAGCCCGAGGCCACTGAGACGCCCGCGCCGGAGCAGTCGAAGGCAGCGCCAGAGGCCGCGCCGACCAAAGCGGCGCCAACCACCAAGGAGTCAGCCAAGGCTGACAAAGCCGCCCCGGAGCCGGACGACGACGGGGAGCCGGGCGATCCCAGTCCAAACGAGGCGATTGTCCCCCGCAGCGCCTACGAAAAGGAGCGGCAGCGCAGGCAGGACTGGAAATCACGCGCGTCCGCCGCCGAGGCCGAAAAGGCTATGCTCCTCAAGCAACTTGAGGAGGCACGCAAACCGCCACCACAGTCCACACCGCCGCCGCAACTTGAGCCGATCGACCCGGCGCGCGATCCCGAGGGCTACACGCGCAGGGTCAGGGGCGTCGTCCTGAACGAGCGGCTGAACACCAGCGAGATGATGGCGCTCGACAAGCACGGGAAGGAAGTCATCGACGCTGAAACTGAGTATTTCCAGCGGCGCACGCAGGCCGACCCGCGGCTGTGGAACGAATTATACAGCAAGCCGCATCCGTATCAGTGGATGATCGACAACAACGCGACGGCCAGGTTGCACGAGGAAATCGGCGCCGATCCGGCGGCGTATGAGGCGAAGATACGGGCGAAAATCGAGGCCGAACGAGGCGCCGCCGCGCCTCGCGTGTCCCCCGCCGCCGGGTTGCCGCCGAGCCTGGCCAGTGCCCGCAGCGCCGCCCCTCGAGGCACCAACGGCTTCGCGGGACCGCCCTCACTCAGCGACATTTTAGCGCGGCCGGCGCGACGGTAATGGCGCTGCAACCCAGCCCGCTACTGAGAGGCTTCGAGCAGGGCGCTGACGGCGAGGACGTGTGGAACCGCATGATGCCCGGCGAAGAGCGCGGCCCGCTCACGCTCGACCCCCAGGGCGTCGCGCTGGGGCGGCAGTTCCAGGCGATCAAGGCCGGGCTCGAGGCGCAACAGGCGCGGCCGATCTGGGATCAGAACAACCCCGTCGGCACCGAGACGGTGCGGTCCATGGGGATGCCGCGACCGACGACCTACGCGGGGCCGGTTGGGCAGTTCATCGACCCGGCGACCGGGCGGATGACGGAGCAGGGCGCGGCGCGGATGGAGAACCCGATGCTGGGCGTCGATACGGGCGGCATTGCTGGCGCGATGAAGATGTATCACGGCAGCCCCCATCTGTTCGATCCGACACCTAAAAACCCGCTGGGCGAGGTCCGTGACGCCGCGATCGGCAGCGGCGAGGGCAATCAGGCGTTTGGTTATGGCCACTATTTGGCCGAGAAAGAGGGTGTGTCGCAGTCTTACAAAAAAGGCGGCGATCCGCGCGATGTGTTGAATGACTATTTGGCAGGAATAAAGAATTTTACACTTCAGGCCGATGACCCACGCATCACACCGTCGGAGATTAAGACCGGCCTTGCCCGGCACGATGACGCCGCGATGCGCGCACTTTCAACGAACGATAAAGCTGTCGGCGACATTGTCGAGTTGTTGCGCGGTTACGATCCGACGAGCGCGACACACACGGACGCGGCGCTGGCTGCTTACGGGCGTCTCGACAAGGTTCTGCCGCCCCCGTCGAAGGGCCACATGTATGAGGTCAACGTCCACGCCGACCCCGAGCAGTTCCTGCACTGGGACAAGCCGCTGAGCGAGCAGCACCCCGATGTGCGCGATGCGGCGCACGCCGCGTTGATGAAGAGCGGCATCAATCGAACGATGGCTGATTATCTCGTCAACAATAAAGCCGGCAGAGATGTCCATTCCACCCTGACGCGCGGTGAATATCGCCCGGATCTAATGGCTTCAAACGAAGGCTCTGCTGCTGCCACGCAGGCACTACAAGAAGCAGGCATTCCCGGCATCCGCTACCTCGACGCGGGCAGCCGAGGCGCGGGCGAAGGCACCCACAACGTCGTCGTGTTCGACCCCGCCAACATGGAAATCATCAGACGCTACGGCCTCGCCGGGCTGATGGGCGGCGGCGCGGCGGCGCTGGCCGGTGGCGGGACACAGGAACAGTGACCGCAGACCTCGCCACCATCACCGCCATCCTCTACGCCGCGCGCCTGCAACGCCGCGTGCCGGAGACGAGCGGCGAGAAACAACGGGCTATCGCGGAATCGGTCGTCGATGCTAGGCTGATCGTGGAAGCCACGACCGAGGACGAGGACGGAGCCGATTTCCGTCTCACCATGTCTCGATTACTGGAAGCCGAGCCAGAGCAACCGCCGCCGTCGCCGGGCATAATCGGGCGCACTACCGCGGAAGCAAAGGCAACCCGTCGCCGGGGTTGATTCGGGCGCCGGCCTGCCGCCAGGGCCTTAAACTTGGTGTGACCCGTCGCCGGGGGATGACCGGGCGTCAAGCTGTCGCCGAGCTTTAGTCGGGCGTCGCTTCACGTTCCCCATCCCCCATAGCGACAGGAGGCCGTTCCGTGGCCGATATGAACACCACTCCGGCCAGAGCCGGACTAACTCCGACGATCTGGGATTCCGATTTCTTTACGGAATACGTACGAAAAAACCAGTTCAGCAGGTATATGGGCACCACCGAGGGGTCCATGATTCAGGTGAGGGAAGACCTCACGCGGAAATCCGGCGATACCGTCGTGTTCCCCGCCGTCCGTCGCCTCATCGGCGCGGGTGTGACCGGCAACACGGTGTTGGAGGGAAACGAAGAAATCCTCAACGCCCGGAGCCTCAACGTGGTCGTCACCGCGTTCAGACATGCTGTTGCGGTATCGGAATGGGACGAACAAAAATCCGTCATCGATCTCCGTGATGCCGCCAGGGAAGCCCTGATGGTCTGGGAGTTGGAGAAAATGCGGAGCGACATCATCACGTCGCTGGGCGCGATTACCGCCGATGGTAACGTGCAAATTTCTTACCTCGCCGCGACTGCCGGCCAGAGAAACACCTGGATGGTCAACAACGCCGATAGGGTTCTGTTTGGCAACAGCAAGACCAACGCGGTCAGCGGCGTCATGGCGACCGCTCTGACCACGATTAACAATACCACCGGCAAGATGACGGCGGCGACCGTCACTCTGGCGAAACGTATTGCGCGCACCGCCTCACCACGCATCCGACCCATCTCCGTCAATGATGACGAAGAATGGTTCGTCATGTTTATGCCTTCGTTGCCATTCCGTGATCTCATGCAAGACCCGGTGATTGTCAATGCGATGCAATACGCCTGGGATCGTGGCCGCGATAATCCTCTGTTCACGGCTGGCGATATCTTGTGGAACGGTGTGATCATCCGCGAAGTCCCCGAGATGCCGGTGATCGCAGACGTGGGTGCTGGCGGAACCGTGGACGTGGCGGCGTCGTTCATGTGTGGCGCGCAGGCGCTTGGTGTCGCATGGGCGCAGAGGATGAAGTCAACAACGAACGTGCGTGACTATCAATATTTCCACGGTTGTGGAATTTCGGAAATAAGAGGTATCGCGAAATTGCGTTGGGGCGTTGATCCTACCGTTGACACAACGAAACCGGTTGATGCCGGTATCGTAACGGTCTACACCGCCGCCGAGCCCGACGCCTGAACGTAACGGTTCCTGAAAGGGAGTTTCCGACATGGCAACGAAACATGACGACGACGACAAGGACGACCGGAAGAAAGCCGCCGCCGAGCCGAAGCCAACGCCGCAAGCGGCTGGCGCGGATCACGAGACCAAGACAACGCGCGTCGGCGCCACCGCCGCGCCTCCCGGCTCCGACATGTTCGGGCACACGCCCGAGCAGCGCGAACTGATGGCGTCGAACTCCATCGGGGCGCAGATCATCCTCGACTACAACGGAGACGGATCGCTTGGCGCGCGTGGCGGCGCGGGCGGCACGATCGAAGAAAACACGATGATCAGGGACGCGCACCTGATCGCCGTTGGCCTCGATCCCGCCGCACCCTCGGGCCCGCCAACCGGCGAGCCGTGGGTGCCGCCCGAGCCTCCGGTAAGCACCCGCCACTCGGTCTCCGGCCACGCCACGCGCATGTCCAGCCTCGCGGCTGGCATCATCGCCGAGCCTGACGATGTTCCGGAGCCGCCGGCGGGCACCGTGGCCGGGGGCGCTCGGTAGGTAGCAACGGCACAGCGGGAGGTCGTCTGTGACCGCCGAGGACGACCTCGCCGCGTTGCTGCGTGAACAGGGGTTGCTGATCTTGAGCCTACGCGGGCGCATCGCTGAACTCGAAACGAAATGCGATGACGTGATCGCGAAGAACCTGCGTCTGGAGGCTCGCATCATGGAACTGGCGGCGGCCAACCACACCCTGCGCGGCCAACTGGAACGCTACGACGCGACCGACGATGAGGCGCCGCCATGACCGTCCCCGTCTCAACGATCGCGCAACAAGCCCTCCGGTTACTTGGTGTGAGAGTTGTTCCTTTGGACGACTCTCCAACATTAGTAGAAATGGTCCCCGCCGCCACCATCGCCACGATGGCCTTGGTCGAGCTGGGCGTGATCGCGTCGGACGAAACGCCGATCCCGTCCGATCAGGCGCTGGCGCTGGACAAAGTGGCGAGCGTTCACGCCGCGCTCGACGCGCAAGGCGTGGTCTGGTGGGATGGAACCGCCGTGCCGCGTGCGTTTGTCGAGGAATTCGTCAAACTCGCGGCCGGCCAGATGGCGACCAGCTTCGGCAAGGCGTCCGACCCGGCGGCGCTCGCGTTGCTGGAGGCGCGCGTTCGCAAGGGCGCCATGGTGTTGAGCGCCGACGACAACGCCGTGCAGGCGGTGATGGACGTTCACAACGATCTGGCGATGCGCGGGATCGCGCGATGGTCGAGCCAAGATATCCCAGACGCCGTGGGAAATTCCTACGTCGTTCTCGCCGCCGACGCTCTCGCGCCGCTGTTCGAGCGCAAAACCGATCCGAAGGACTCGGCGATGGCGATGGTCGCGATCTTTCGTTACGTGGCGCTACCGACGAGCGGCGAGCGTGTCGTGGTGGATTACTTTTAGCGATGATGCACCCTCGCGAACTCACCATAAACTCCGGAGGCGGCCGCCTCGTAAGCACGAATAGCTTCGTCCTTGGTGGCGAACGATCCGACATGACGGTCTCGGCCTTCCTGTCGGATGTGGACCACAAATCTACCGTAGCGAGATATGCTGACCCCTTTTATGCCACTCGTGCTGCTTCGACGCATGAAGCTGTTTCCCCGATTTTGCGACGCGGTTGCCGCCCGGAGGTTCTCGATACGATTATTCAATTGATCGTGGTCAATGTGGTCGATGATATCGGGCACGGGCTCGCCACGAACATAGACCCAGACAAGACGATGCGCTCTGTAGATGGTCCCTTGAACGGCGATGTGCAGATAGCCAGGACGATCCGGGAAGGGTTTGATGTGTCCGGCGACAGTCCCCGCATATCGGCTGTTCCAACCATCTCTGTGGCGATTTTGAACGAGCGATTCCGCGGTTCTGGGCAACCAGATGAGATCGCCAGTTTCCGCGTCATACCGCAGCAACTGGTGAAGCAACGCGCGAGAAGGCAAAGTCTTGATAGCCATATGATCCTCCATGAAAGGGTCCGTTGGTCAGGGCGCTCACGGTCGCTGAAACGATCGTGGCGCCCGCACACAATAGCAAAAAAGGCCAGAATATAACATGGCTTATCGCATCTCGTATTCCGATTACAGCACCACAACGGAAGGCCCCCCCGACCCGGAGCGCTGGATCGGACCGCCTGGCCCGATGGGGCCGGCGGGACCGCCCGGAACTGGCGCAACGGGCCCACCGGGTCCACCCGGAGCTGACAGCACGGTCCCTGGACCGCCAGGCCCAGCCGGACCACCAGGCGCTTCCGGAAGCCCCGACACCGCCGCGCAGGTGCTGGCGAAGCTGATCACCGTGGACGGCGCCGGGTCGGGTCTCGATGCCGATTTGCTCGACGGGAAGGATAGCACGGCCTTTGGCACCGTCACCAACATCACCACCAGCGGCACGGGGATCAGCGGTGGGCCGATTACCGCCACGGGAACGCTGACTGTGGCCTGGAACGCGGGGGCGGTCAGCACGCTGTCGGGCATGAGCCTGTCGGGCGGCACGCTGACGGCGGCTCCGGCGTTCTCGGCGCTGACCGGCGCGGCCACGTTCGCGCAATTGCCGAGTTCGGTGCAGTCCGTCCCGATTACATTTGCTTTCGCGGGGAAACCCGCCACGGGCGCCATCGCCAACGCTCCAATCGCGATGGCCGTCACGATCCCGAGTGGCCTTGTCGGGACGACGGTCTACGACAGCACGAAAACCACGAG